AGACAAAAAACTATACTATGGATTTGGAGACAATGGTAGTGGAGAATCTACATCAGTTATATCCATAGCCGGTGAGGGTGCTGTTATGCACCTTGGTAACGTAAACCAAACAGCAGCAGGAAATAAGACTTTTACAGGAAACATGACTGTTGGTGGTAACTTAACAGTTAATGGAACTACTACAACTTTAAACTCAGCTAACTCAACTGTTAGTGACAAAATAATTGAACTTGGTAACGGTACATCTGGTGCTCCAAGTGGAGACTCTGGAATAGTTATTGAAAGAGGTAGTTCATCAAACGCCTTTATGGGTTGGGATGAATCTGCTGATACATTCCTTATGGGTACTGGTAGTTTTACTGGTTCAAGTACAGGTAACTTAACAGTAACTAAAGGCACATTAAACGCTAACTTAACAGGAGACGTAACTGGTACTGTAACCGGAAACGTAACTGGTTCATCAGGGTCTTGTACAGGAAACGCTGCTACATCAACAAAACTTGCTACAGCAAGAACTATTGCTGGCGTGTCGTTTGATGGTACTTCAAATATTTCTTTGAATAATTCCAACATCACTAACGGTGCTGGATATGTGACTCAAAATACACAGCTAACTAACGAACAAGTTCAAGATATAGTCGGAGCTATGTTTTCTGGAAATACTGAAACAGGTATTACAGCTACATATCAAGACGGTGACGGAACTTTAGATTTAGTTGTTGCAACTCAGTCTTCTAATGATTTCACAACAGCTTTAAAAAATAAGTTAAATGGAATTGCTACTGGTGCAACCAACGTTACTAACAATAACCAACTTACAAACGGTTCAGGCTACGTAACTAGCTCAATCATTAACTCACTTAATGCTAGTAACTTAAGCTCTGGAACAGTACCAGCAGCTCGTCTTGGGACTGTCGATGGCGGAACTTTTTAAATCATGGCAACTATAAAACTAAAGCGTGGTACGTCAACACCGACTACCAGCAATCTTGTTAATGGAGAAGTTGCCCTAGATTTATCTGCCAAAAAGTTATACGTTAATGACGCTGGTACAATTAAAGAAATTGGAGCCAACTCTGCATTATCTGCATCACAGCTAAATGATATAAACGTTGTTGCTGGACAAGTAGCTCATGGAACTGATTTAGGTTTTATAACATCTACACTGTCCACAGCATCTGGTGCGACTGATATAACAACAGTTGCAAATAATATATCTAATGTAAATAACTTTGCAGATAGATACCAAATATCTTCTTCAGCTCCTTCAACTAGGACTGATGGCACATCTTTACAAGATGGTGATCTTTGGTTTAACACAACCTTAGATGGTATGGAAGCTTATGATGGTAGTTCTGGAGATGGTTTTACACCTATTCAGCCTAGCCAAGCTACACTACAAGCTATCAACCAAGTTACAGGTTTTGTTACATTTACGGAAGATAATGGATTAATTACTGACGCTATAAATACAGGGTCAGGTAATAACTCAATTAACACTGTGGCTGCTGACATAACTAATGTCAATGCAGTAGGTGGAAGCATAGCTAACGTTAACACAGTCTCTGGAAGCATCTCGAATGTTAATACAGTAGCTGGAAACATTTCTAATGTTAATACAGTTGGTGCTTCTATTGCAGATGTTAATAGATATGCAGCAGAGTATTTAATTCAATCTGGAACTCCATCATCTCCTTCAGCAGGAGATCTATGGTACAACTCCACAGCAAACACCCTTAACTATTATACAGGCGGTACATGGGTAGGAATATCTCCCGGTATTGCTGGAGTAATAAACGATGCTAACCCTGCGTTAGCAAATCATCTTGACTGTAATAATAAAAATCTTACTGAGGTAGGAACAGTCAGTGGAAACAATTTACAAATAGATTTCGGTACTCTTTAAATGGCAAAATTATTAAAATTAAGGCGTGGTACTACTTCGCAGCACTCGTCATTTACTGGTGCTGAAGGTGAAGTAACTATTGATACCACAAAAGATACTGCTGTCGTACATGACGGTAGTCAAGCAGGAGGAAGAGCTCTTGCAAGAGAAGACTTGAGTAATGTCTCAGCAAATAATGTAAGAGACTTAGTTGAGAACGCATCCAATAGTAATACATTTAATGATGCAGATCACAGCAAACTCAATGGAATAGAGAGCGGAGCGACTGCCGATCAGACGGCTGCGGAAATCCGCGCACTTGTACAATCAGCATCTGACAGTCAAGTTTTTACTGATGCAGATCATACAAAATTAAATGGCATTGCTACCTCAGCCACAAACGTAACTAACAATAACCAGATTACTAACGGTAGAGGATTTACAACTTATACATCTAACCAAGCTACTAACACAAGTAGCAACGTTACCTTTGGAACAGTTAACTGTTCAAGTCTTACTTCATCAGGAAACGTAACTGCGTATTCTGACTCAAGATTAAAAACAGATATTGCTTCAATTAATGATGCTCTTGGAATCGTAGGAAAACTACGTGGTGTTTCTTATAAATGGTTAAGAAGCGGTCAAAATGATATAGGTGTTATTGCACAAGAAGTAGAAGAAGTAATCCCAGAAATAGTAAAGACAACAGAAGTTGCTGGTTTAGATGGTATGGAAGAAGTTAAATCAGTTGACTATGGTCGATTAGTAGGCGTACTTATAAACGCAGTAAAAGAATTAAAAGCTGAAGTAGACGAATTGAAAGGAGGTAAATAATGGCTATTCAAAGTTCAGGACAAATCAGTATGACTGATATTGTTAATGAATTTGGTGGTTCAGTTCCCCACTCTTTATCCGAATACTATAGAAATGGTGGAGCAGTTCCGGCTAATAACACAAACGTGCCAACTTCCGGAACTATATCCATGAGTAATTTTTATGGTGCTGTTAACGAAATACAATTTACTGTAAACTTAAACACAACAAACTTCCAAACATCTGCTGCATTTGGCTCTAACTGGTCAACTGCTGTACCTAAGAGAATCACAGTTAATAGTGGTGTAACTATAGGTAGTTCTAACGGAAACCCAGCTTGGATTATTGAAGGCGGTATGGGCGGTTCATTAATCGTACATAACACTGGAAGCGTTCAAGGTACTGGTGGTGTTGGTAGTTCTAGTGGAAGTGGAAGCGGAGGAGGACCAGCCGTACGTTCAGACCAAAACGGAAGTATTACTTTCTACAATAACTCTGGAGGACAAATCTACGCCGGAGGTGGCGGAGGTGGTCGCGGAGGTAATGGTGGTACTGGCGGACAAGGCGGTACTGGAGGAGCTGGAGGTAATGGTAGTTATACTGCTCACGTATCTCACTTTCCTCAGTTACAAGGATCTGGTTTCTTATGTCGTCCCGGACAGCACTCTTACTTTGACGCAGGAACAGTAACACCTACTACATACTGTCAACGTTGTCATGGTGGACACGTGTTTGGTACTGGAGGAAATATGTATCCTTCATACAGAAAAGGAAACTTCCGTGGAGGACACGCATTTAACGTGACATGCGGTCAACACGCTACACAATCTGGAGCCGGAGGAGGTTCTGGTGGTTCAGGCGGTGGCGGTGGTACCGGTGGAGGCGGTGGAAACGGAAAAGGTTTCAACCAAACTAGAACTAATGGTACCGGTGGTACTAGCGGTTCAAGCGGTAATAGCGGTTCAGGCGGTGGAAATAATGGTAATAGCTCAGGTACCGGTGGTACTGGAGGAACCGGAGGAACAGGTGGTGCAGGAGGTACTGGCGGAAACGGTGGAGACTGGGGTACAAATGGTGCCACAGGAAACACAGGTGCCACAGGAAACCAAGGTGCTACAGGTTCAACAGGTTCTAACGGAAACGGAAGTAACGGTGCTGGCGGTTCTGCTGGTGCTGGTGGTGCTTCAGGTGCTAGTGGTTCATCAGGTGGAGCTACATCATTCTATATACAAAACCGTCATTACATGACATTCCACAACTCAGGCTCAGTAGCCGGTAACTAATTATGAAATTTAAAATCACAGAAGTTGATACCTTAAAATATAAGGTTGAATACGGAGACGGCACTTATGCTTTGATTCCTACTTTAAAAAATGGGGACAAAGCTTATTACGCCAAACTAATAAAAGATTTTTGCAATACACCACAAGAACCCGTACCAGTAAAAGATCTTCCTTATACATTAGGACATGAAGGTACGGTAGGCGACGATATCCCAGAAGATGACGGAGTTATAGATTACGACTATGGCGCAGCTCGTGCTGTTTGTTATCCAACTTGGGGTTTGCAATTTGATGCTATGTATCACAGCAGAAAAAATAGTGATAATAGTTTTCAAGATGCTGTAGATGCTCACATTGATCTTGTTAAAGCTAAGTTTCCAAAGGATGACAAAATTTATACTATTGCAGAAGTAGAAGCAGCTTTAGAGGAATTGAAGAAAGATTCCAAATGGATAAAGGAAGACTAGAACGGATGGAAATTTGTAAAGGGTGTACTTTTTTTACAAAGCGTAAATTCTGCCAATTATGCGGATGTTATATGCCTGTTAAAACCGCTATACCTTTTATGAAATGTCCAGCCCAAAAGTGGTAATACCCACATTAATAATTCCACCTATAGAAAAATACGAGACTATCTCGATACCTCTACCTACAGCAGATATACCTTTTTATATTCCTTTAGTTGTACCTCCTAGCGATCTAGAAGCTCCTGAAGGAGTAGAGGCAGAAACAAACGATGAACCGGAAGAAACAGGTCTAAGAAAAATAGACATACCGTTTACAGATTTTAAAGTACCTGTTCCGGAAAATGAAATTTTAGTAACGGCTGGGACAACTGCGGTTGTCTCTGTAGCAGCCACTCTTACAGCTACAGCAGCTTTTAAATGGGCGGTTACTGCAATGAAACCTATACTAAAAACATCATGGAAGAAGATAAGCCGATCAAAGGACAACCAAAAAGTTTCCTAAAAAGATTAAAAGAAAACATAGATGACCACGATGAACAGATGGCAGTACTAGGCGCAGCAGTGCGTTTAGGTGTAGTTATCTGGTCAGGGTTTATTATTACATTAAGCTATGTTGAGCTGCCTATGGTCAAAAAGTCAGCTACAGCAGGCGATATCACGTTCGTAGCCTCGATTTTTACGGGCGCACTAGCCACGTTCGGGCTGTCTACGGGCAATGGTAACGGTAAAAATAAAGAAAAAGAAAAACCAAAAGCATGAAAAAATTAATCTTGCTTTTAGCTCTGTGTGCACCCAGCATAGCTAGAGCCAATACTGTCACTCCCCAGTTCACAACAGGGTCGATGAACAGTACGACCACTACCACTCAAACTATTGTGGAGACAGAACAGGTCCAAGTTTTCGGTGCAGCCGTAAACACTTGGTCCGGTACAAACGTAACTCCGTCAGCAGATATTGCTACAAGTGGTACAACGTTTTCTGTGACTAACACAGCAAATCCATGGAGTTTAGAAACAACAACAAGATCAGCAGGCTTAGTAGAGCAGCGCGATTATACTCGCAATTTCACAATAAACTCTACTACTACATCGCTGTCTGTATTCTCTCAGTAAGTCCTGTACTTGCCGAAGGAGACACTAATAATAGTAGCAATCCTGTGGCTGCTGCCACTGGAAACGTTACGAATCAAGCTGTACAATTTCAAAATAATGGAGCACCAAGTCGACAAACCTTTGGTAACAACATATCTTGTAATGGCAGCACGATGACATTTAGTCCATTTTATATGGGCAACGATACGGAACCACAGACAGAAGATGGTTACGTAATCTCAGAGAACTGGGGGTTTCAAATAAACTTCTCAGTTCCATTAAATAGAGATTTGACTAAGCAATGCGAACGTATGGCAGAAAGTCAGATACAAAAGAATAAGCTCGACTTTGAGCTGGTTCGTGCACTTAAATGTGCAGAGCTACAACAGAAGGGCTTTACCCTGCTACCCGGGTCACGTGTATATCACATATGCTCGGATGTAGTACCTATCACATCATTAAGAAATAACAATGTTAGCAATCCTTAAACCATTTGTGCTATCTGCACTTAAGTCGCCAAAATTCAAGACTTTCGTTGTAGAACT